CTCTGATGCTTAGCTGATCGTCCTATTGTCTACACTAGACTTCCACAGGGCTGCTGCATGAGGCCGAAAGGACTCATACAACCTGACTCAGTCACCAAGCGTTACCCCCCTTACGGGGGGTCTGCGAAAGGTGAATTCATCACCGAGTAGTCGTCGAGCTGACTGAGCATCCAAAAACCGTACAAGAAGAATTTCTAATTCTTGACGATCTAATGGACAGTGACCAGAAGCAAGCACAAGCTTGCGTAATGACCTTAGGTGTCTCCCTATAAAAGGATTCACATAAGCAGTTATCTGGTCTTTAGCCAGAAATCCGACGTAGTTCTGGTCAGCGAATTTCTTAATTACGCTGGCTTTCCCTACGAAGGGCCGGAGGAAAACACCATCATCTTCTTTCACGAAATTCGCGATTTTACTCGCTAATCAGTTACTAAGAGGTGATAGGTCCTCAGGCACTAGGCTTACAAACTGTCTATATTGATAAAATCAATCTATTCAGTTATCTAAAGGCCAGAATGACGATGGTTGAGTGGCGTATATCATTGAATAGCGCACTCCTCTGCTAAATTTAGCAAGGGGCGCATTCATTGAACCACGCACACGAAACCCTCGTCCTCTGATCACTGGTAAGATAACAGGTTTACCTAATGATGGAAACCTCACGGTTTCACGTTCAATCAATGCTCTTAATGACGATAGATCGGATGAAGCGAGTGACAGCTGTTTAACTGACACTCCCGTTACATCCTTTCCACGTCAAAAGAACCTCTTGGCAAACTCAAAACTTCCATTTCTGGATGTAATTGATTTTCCAAGATTGATTGGCATTCCTAACTCCTTAAGAAGAGTTTGGTATGCATTAGCTACCTTTTCGTTGGCGATGACAATGTCATCACCAATAATACAGTAGTCCCTGAAAGTAGGTTTAGTCAAACCTACACTCCTTGCACAAATCTGCACGAGACAATGATGTGTCCATGCCATACTTCCTCAGGATGAGAGAGATCCCATTGGTTGACCGACCGCATAGCGGACGGGACCAGGGCCTCACTCAGAAGGGATAACAAATTCCCTATCTCAGATACTATGTCAGACTGACCCAAGGCCAGTCAAAGCATTAATAGCTGATACCTGAATAGAATACGGCATACGATCAGTTGCAGCAGTTAGATCAAAAGATCACAACTGCTTATACTGTCGCAATTTCTCACATGCAGCCCTATGATTAAAGGTTCCATCTATGTCACCTAATCCTCGCAAAAGCGAGAATAAGTGATCATGTATGGGTCCCAATAACATTTGGGCCACAGGATCGAGAATAGCCACAACACGTGTCTTTTTGTAGTCAGAAACCGAAGTTAACCGTCCCATAGGTACTGATATATCAGGTACCGCTTGCCTCGATTTTAACATATTATTAAAACGAGTAACAAGGGCCTGCATATCGCGGAGCTGCTGCTTCTTCAGAGTACCAGTTTTATCTGATATCTGTTGAAGTATCTTACGTCACTTTGAATTAAGCATTCATTGTAACATATGAATCTGAATATCTTCAGACGCAGTTCTGCCTTTCCCTATCGGACCACTGGTTCTGAAACTACGTGAGGTATATTGATACTTAAAATCCCCAACTCCTGTGATTTGCTTAAGATCACGAGAGACTGTGGAAATTTTGTTCCCAATAGACTTTAACGTATTTCAGTTCCCAGTGTAGTTAGCTACGATTGTGTCTATCCCAGGAGCTGCTTTAGGTGGGTTAAGTACTCGATTTAATTCGAATATGGACGCCCATAAAGCTGCATAATGGGATGATACTACCTCATCTTTAGACCTTATCATTTTCCTATGAATAGGGTGTATTACACGAGGTAGACCACAACCAGTAGTCCTAATTCTGACTTTAGGGGATAATGGAGAACTGGACCTTGAAAGACTATGTCTAAGACATAACTTACAAGACTCCAGATAATCCGATAATCCTTTTCTGCCAGAGTTAGACTCTAACTGGCTACAGAAACGTGAAAAGTTTCTTGCTGCAAGAACAACGGTACGATCAACCTTGCCATGCAACGGCCTAATTACCCTTTTAAGGAGTAAAGAGGTCATTGCATCCGGAGATTTTACACTCCGGATCCATAACTTCGAGTCATTTCATTTTGGGTATTTATTTACCTTTCTTGTCATGAACTTAAAGTTAACGTCGGTTTCCCCTCTCGGGGGCCGCAGGATACATGTTGATGTATCTAGGTTGCCCTAGAATCCTAGGTTAATCTTTATACACCGTGGTGTACCAGACTAACTGGAAATAAACTTTCGTTTACAACAGTGAGTAACAACTCAAGCATATTCAACTTCAATAATGAAGCCAATTAGAGGCTTAAGGTGTTTTAAACACCAGGGCTCACTCGGTTACAGAGGTAAATCTGTACCAG